TTACATCTGAGTATACACCTGAAGGTTATTTAAAAATGACATTTGGTGGTGGTAATGTTTCTGCTGAAGAACAACTTAGAGATTTTGCAAGATCAGGTAAAGGATTTGATTTAAATAAATATTCTAACAATTTAGCTTTAGGTGCGGCTCTTAAGTCAAACTCAACATTGTTTATACAATATAGAGTTGGTGGTGGACAAGCAACTAATTTAGGTGTTAATGTAATCAATCAAATTGGTACTGTTTCATTCTTTGTTAATGGTCCATCTGAAAGTATTAACAGATCTGTTATTAATACATTAAAATGTAATAACGTTACTGCAGCGATTGGAGGGGCAAACGCACCAACACTTGAAGAAGTAAGAAATATGGTATCATATAACTTCTCAGCACAAAACAGAGCGGTTACAATAAATGACTACGAATCAATTATTAGAACAATGCCATCTCAGTTCGGAGCACCAGCAAAAGTTGCAATTACGGAAGAGAACAATATGATAAAGATAAAGATGTTATCTTACGACACAAGTGGTAATTTAACTGATACGGTTTCTAATACATTAAAAAGTAATGTTGCAAACTACCTATCAAATTATAGAATGATTAACGACTACATTTCAATAGAAAGTGCAAACCCAATTGATTTGGCGGTTAATGTTGATGTTGTGTTAGACGCTAGTCAAAATCAAGGCGCGGTTGTATCTAAAATCATTGATATTATCACAACATACTTTAGTCCTACAACAAGACAATTAGGTCAAAATGTTGTGGTATCTGAATTAAGAAGATTAATCCAAGCGGAAAATGGAATAATAAGTATTTCTGATATGGAATTTTTTAATAAAGTTGGTGGACAATACTCGTCAAATCAAACATCTCAAAAATATTCAGATCCGGCAACTAAACAAATTCAATTAATTGCAGATACAATTTTTGCTGAACCTACTCAAATATATCAAATTAGATTTCCTAACAAAGATATCAATGTTAGGGTCATCAATTTAAGTACGGTTAATTTTTCCTAATAATTTATTTTTTTTTAATTAGAACTATTTTTTGAAAATAGGAAATAAACTATTTATCAAAAAAGACTTTAATGCCAAAATCATATAGAATAAGGACTCAAGTAGGGGTTGACAAATACATCAATGTAAAATTAGACCAAGATTTTGATTTTTTAGAGATCCTATCTTTAAAAATAAATCAATCAGATCTTTATACAAAGGTGTGTTCTGACTATGGGGTTGTGGTTGGTAGAGTTCTTGTAAATGGTGGTTTTGGGTTACCAAACGCTAAAGTTTCTATATTCATACCTCTTGATCCTGAAGATGAATTAAATCCCATAATATCTGAATTATACCCATATAAAACATTATCAGATAATAATGAGTTAGGGTATAGATACAATTTATTACCTCATGACCCATCATATAGTGTTCATGCCGCAACAGGGACATTTCCAAATAGGGAAGAAGTTTTAATAGATCAAACATATATTGAGGTTTATGACAAATATTACAAATATACCGTAAAAACAAATGATAGTGGTGATTATATGATTTTTGGAGTCCCAATTGGGGCTCAAACCGTTTTTATGGATGTTGATTTATCGGATATTGGATGTTTTTCATTAACACCACAAGATTTAATTAATGCGGGTCAAGCAACTCAAACACAAGTTAATGGATCAACATTTAAATCTTCATCAAATTTAAGTGAATTACCACAGATAAAAACAGTAAATAAAAACGTTGATATATCACCTCTTTGGGGTCAAGAAGACATTTGTCAAATAGGTATTACAAGAGTTGATTTTGATTTAACTAATGAAGCAAACGTAACAATTAATCCTACCGCTATTTTTATTGGGTCTCTTATTTCTACAACTAATGAAGATTCACTTAAAACAAATTGTAAACCAAAAAATAATACAGGAAATTTATGTGAATTAATTGCAGGACCTGGACAAATATTATCTATAAGACAAACAATATATCCTGATAAAAATAATTTACCAATTCTTGAGCAATATAAATTTGAGCAAGATGGAAAAATTATAGATGGTGACGGATCATTTTTAGCAAATGTACCAATGAATTTGGATTACATTATTACAAATGAATTTGGAGAACAAGTAATTTCAAATGACCCAACAAAAGGTATCCCAACAAAGGGAAAATATAGATTTAAATTTAAATGGAATAATGAAGGTGGGATACAAAATGATTTTCAAAGAGCAAATTTTTTAGTTCCAAACATTAAAGAATATGGTTGGAATACGAGTGGTACAGACCCGTTTGATCCAACCTCCGCAGTTTCGACAATATTTAATACAACTGCTGGTAATATTACAAGTGATCCCTTACCTCCATTTACTGAAGGTGGGTTACTATTTAATGGGAAGACTAATTCCGACACTTTTACCGTTTATGTTAACGGACTACCATATTATGGTGATACTATGGTTATACCTGTTAATGTTGGTGATCTAATATCAATAGATTCAAATCCTGTTGATAATACACAACCACAACAATTTGACTTCACATTCTTTCCACAAGGTTATTTTGATTTATTAAGATCATATAGTTTTAGTTTAGATTGGGATGATTACGTTGATCCTATATCCGCAATCAATTGTGAGGATACATTCTATGAAATGAACTATAATAAAGTTTATACTACGGCAATGTTCCTTGATAGATACAAAAATGGGGTTGGAAGAGCAAAACATTTAGGGATTAAAGAAATTGATAACAGAAGTTGTAAATCAACGGTAAATACATTTCCATCTAACGACATTATTAAAAATTTTGACGCCATATTTTTTATTTTTAATGTCTTTATGAGTATTTTGGCATACCCATTAATAGTATTATTATTTGTTGCTCACTTTATAGCATGGATGTGGCCCGTATTAAAGTACATATTAATCGTTTTGGGAATATATTTCCTTTATGATGCAATATCGGAAATGATTGATTGGATTAACTCAACATTAGAGAATTTTGCGTTTTCAGTTCCAGGTGGGCCTATAGTTAATATAGGTTTAATTTTAAGAATTGTGGCAAAGTTTGTATCGTTTATATTTAGAATAGGTTTATCAATAGCATTTATTGCTTTTACAGTAAAATACCTTCTTAAGATAAAAAATTTCCCAAGAATAGGTTTACCTATGATGTCTTATCCTGAATGTACAAGTTGTGATTGTGATTGTGGACCAGCAACTTTAGAGGATGATATTGATCAAAATACAGTTAATGACGCAATTACCTCAGCACAATCAAATACTAACCAACAACAACTTGCTCAAAATAAAGGATTTTTAGCTCCGGTTAATATGCCAAGTGCATATGATGTTCAACATCCTAATGCCCAAAACAATCCTATTGAGGATCAAGAAGACTCAAATGATGGTCCGTTTTCGGCGGGAGATTGTCTTCCTGGTGCAATAAGTGCGTGTATAAATTGTGATTTACCATCGTTAACTACTTCGGCAATGAAACAAGATATTACTGCTCAGGTTGCTGCAAGAGGGATTGCCGACTACAATAGACTTTTTTCTGGTTATGATATATTATCATCATCTATAGACCCTAATGAGGTTAATAAAACAACAATATATAATCCTGAATTTGCGTTGTATCATGCACCACAACCATTTCTATTTGCGGCTTGGGATAATAGTGGTGAAGACCCAAGAAGTTGGGCGTTTCCTACAACCGCAACTTTTCCTCAAAAATTAAATGAATTTAACACAAGAGATAAATATTTTGATTCTTATGGTGGTGCAAATAGAATAAAAAGTTTTGTTAACCCATCTTTAAATGGTAATACTTTTTTTGAAGATCAAATAATAGTTCTTTTAGCTAATCCAGGAACTAAAGATCAAATGCAAGTTGGTAAACCAATTAGTTTTAATGACCCAACACAATCCAATGGAAATGTTAATATTACGGGAGCTACATTAAATCAATTAGGTAATAACTCAATTACGGGTACAACAACAACAGGTCAAAAACCAATATCCGTTACTTATGCGAACCCTTCAAGTATTACTGATACGTTTGGAAATACAACATCTTTTATAATTACCCAAACACCAATTTCAAACATTCCGTCATCAATTAGTGGTGATGAAGTTGTGGATCTTCAATACCCTACCGATGTGGAATATTATCAGATGATAACAGGTATGACCGTTTCTGAATTTCAGGAAATCTGTGGTAATAGTAGTAACTCTGGTACATTTCCTACAAGTTCATTTTTAAAACATAGAATCCAATTTATATATTGTTGTGAGGGTACTTATAATACTTATGATGCGGGACAAGCTTTAGATCAAATGACTAACTATGCTGATTTTGAAATTATAATTTTAAATAGGGGTGTTGATGTTCATACCGCAACACAAAAAATAAAATACGATTTATCAAGAATATTTGGTAAATCGTATGGTAATGTTATAACACCTGAGGGAGATTATTTTTTAAATGTCCCCATACAACCAACAGGATTAAAACCTGCTAGTCATAACACCACAACAAACTCAACCACTAATCTTTATTTCCCATCATATAATTTTGATATAGGACCTGCGGATGGATCTAACCCTAATTATACTGCTTTTACCTCAAACTATCCTTATTATTATTTATCTACGGATGATCTTAGTGTTGCCGATTACCAACCAGTTAGTGGATGGCAATTTATTGGATCTTCTTCATTAACTAATACTCCAAGAACGATATTACAATCAAGTAACTATACGATACCATCATTTATTATACCAGGATCTCCATATACTAATTCTCCATACATTGGGGGTGGTACATTTTTAGGGAAAAAAAGTAATGCTGGTTACCTTAGTTGTGGTAGTGAAAGTCAAAATGCAAACACTCCTGATGATGGAAAAGAAGCTAAGGGTCAATTAGGTGATGTACCATCAAACCAATTATCTGTGTTATATTCACCGGCATATTATAGATATACTACATTATCTGGTGTTAATTTTAATGATAAAACTAAAATGGTAATGAGAAGTGACCGATTACCAACATCTACAAAAACTGAAGATGGACTTCCCGCCTCAAAAACAGGTTATGCGGTACACCAAAATAATAATTTTACATTTTATACTTCCGATGGCACTCCAGGCACATCAGGGTCAGGTATGTCACTTGAGATATCGGGAGAACAATATGATAGTCCAACACAAACTTTTGATTGTGATACTATGGTATCATTACAATGTTATCAGGGATCTGGTAATGATGTGTCTATTATACCTGCAGATCAATGTATTGTTCCAGAAGGTAGAGTTAAAAATGGGTGTTATTGTCTACTAAATAAAAAATATTTAGTTGAATATGGTGAAGATGTGACATTATTTTTAGAATGGAAAACAAGATTTACAATTACCTTTGCCGCTTGTCGCGGTGTATTTGCTCAAACATTTCAAAACAATTGGATAAATGGAGTTTTATATATGTTCTCATTTAATAAAACCACAACATATGCGGCCTTGTCTACTATACCAACATATAATTTTTGTGATGATGTTATTGTTTTTAATGAATTAACTAATGGTTTTTATTATAGATCTTCACCATGGAAACAAAGTACACAAGAATTCATCGGGAAAAACAAACCTTTGGTTAATCCAAACTGGCCATCATCAATAGTTAATGAATATCCTGGATTAGGTTATAATGAAAAACAAATTCAATTTCCAACAACAATTGCTGATTTAGGACCTAGAGATGAGTTTATTACTGAGATATGTAATAGTTCAAATTTTAATGGTTATATGGTTGATCAAGTTAAATCTACTTCTTATCAAGACACATCAGATATAATCCAAATTGGATTTTTATCTAGATTGTTAAATGATACATTTAGACAATCAATCTTACCTATTGCGGTAGGTGGTGGTAGTACCGAAGGTAAGGGTATTATCCAATTCTTTAATAGCGCTAGAGAGGCGGATAGAATAGATGGTGATTTTGCTCAAGCATTATCAATAAATTCTGAATGGAAAATTAACCCATTTATTTTTGAAAATTACCCTAATCCAAGCTCAATATATTTTGGTAATGATAACTCAGTGCCACCAAGACCTGTATTTGGAATATTCTTTGAAACCCCAACTGATGAATATAAATATAGAAGAAGGTTTACTCCTGGTATTGAAACATATAGTCAATCACCATTAATACAAGATTACTATGGTTTTCCAAAAACACAAGATGTTCCTCATTATAAATGGATGATAAATCCATCACCAAATATATTTGGGTCTGAAAATAATAATTGGAATACGTTTTCACCTTTCTTCCATAAAGGGTATCAAAATTTAGATTTTAATATTGACCCATATTTTGGATCTTCAACCACTAAATTAGGTATCATAACTAATTTTGATAATGGTCAACCATTACCAACACCACAAGTCACAAATAAAGTTTTAGTTGGAGCTCCATTCCATTTTTATTTTGGGTTAAATAATGGTAAAACTGCAATTGATAAGTTTGTTAAATTATACGTAAATACCGAAGGATAAAATGATAGACAACCCAACAAATATTGTATTAGGTAGTTTAAGATATAAAGGATCAAGTAATACCAATCTTTTTATTGATCTTCCATTGGAACAAACTGAAAAAGAAATAGTTGAATTTGATAGAAACGTTGATTTAAGTTTACAACAGGTTTTTGATGATGAAAGACAATCATCAACAATTTTTAGACCTGTAACTAAATACACTTTTATATTTAAAAATGAATATACTGGATCAACAACCTATGTTCCATATAGAGATAATTTGTATTACACAAATGCGCTTAATAACGCAATATCTTACGCCACAAATCCTAACACCCCTTGGGAAGGTTACCCCCAATATTCTGAATTTGATTTTATTAGAGTTGATAATAATGTGGTAGGATATACTCAACCACCAAATAACCATGTAACATTTATAAATAAAAGTGCCTCAACTTATAATTGGACTCATTATATGAGTTATGCGTATGGTAACGATTATACAAAACCATTATTTGCAATTGATAGTGAAACTACCGCATCTTGGTTTTGGGCGGCATCTGATGGAATACCATTTACAATAACATCAGGTAGTGATGACAATGCTAATTATATTACATTTAAATGTCCTATGAAACATGGGTTATTAACAGGAGAATTTGTTGAATTGCCATTTAATTATAATGGTGAAACTATTTTTCAAGTTAATGGACTTGGTGATGATGGGTTTGGTAGTGAAGAATATATTTTTAAAATTTATAATGTTGGTTTTACTGGTACCACGTTCCAAAATGGAACCTCAAGCACATTTAAACGTATAATTAATAAAAGTAATAGTGGGGAAACAATGTCAGAATATTATGTTAGAAAACATAAAATTTTAACTAATTCAGAATGTGCTTTATTAATAAAGGCGGGATTTGAACAAAATATATTTGAATCAAAATCAAAATTTGAAAAAGATGTTATAACCCCAAATAATACAAATAGGACTTCAGTAAAAGAAGGTAATCAATCATATACTTTATCATTTAATTGTGATATTGATATTAAACCACTACGTGATAATCAAAATAGACCTATATCTGAATTGTATTTCACTACATTATGGAAAGGTTATTTTGGATGGACTAAAGGTATGAAACAAGGGTGGGAGTTTAATCAACCATTAGATAATAGTTTACCAAATTCTTGGTGGGATCAAGGTAATTTTCTTTCAAATACAAACATAACTCAAGGACAATATGATTCAAATACATTCCCACCTGTTGGCCCGTTTTATTATAATGAAGATTTAGTGACGGGAGATACAATTGATGGGGATTTTTGTGAATGGAATGATTACGAACAAACGGAGAGAGTAATTTCAAAATATAATCATAAGATAATTTTTAATAATTTAAAATTTAATATTGAAACTGACGCTCAACCATCTAATCAATTTGGGTATTATTATTACCCCCATAGTCCAATTGTTATAAGTGAATATTCCGACTATATTGAAGAGGCCGACTCTAATTTAATATTAGATATTCCTGATTATGCATTTTATTCTAATTTATCAAATAGTTTCAGATGGAGAGACTTATATACTTATGGTTATATAGATAGTAATGGTATTGGTGTTAACTATCCATTTATGAATGGTAAACATTATCCATATGTTAATAGTATTTTTAGATTAACACCAGAAGGAATGGGAGTACAAAACATAAACGTTATTGCAGAACCTATAGTTGATGAGTGTGAATAAAATTAAAATAATAAGACCAACCACAGATAATTATGTGGATATTCCCATTGAAATGAAATGGGATTTTGCGGGTCATGATGATAGTATTTCGGAATACCAAAAAGAGATGGTTAAGGAAATTATTGGGTCACCAAATGACTTTGAGATTAGTCGTTTTTCACATAATTCTGATATTGATGGTAACACAGATATAAATTATGAATTTTATTTTTATGATAATGTATCACCAATAACTGCAACTACAGTTAATCAAACAAATTGGGGAATATCTTATATAAATGAAGGTTTTACAAATGAGGAGGTATACTATTATGGTAAACCTTTTACTAAATCATTTTTTAAATTGGATTTTTATGATACAACAGATGAAAAAACCCAACAAATTTATTTCACAATAATATTACCTGTACAACAAGGTGAATTTATGGGCGTAAATTTAAATGTATTATTACCAAACGTAGATATTAGAAAACCTAAATTCAAATTGGATTATATTGGAGATAAAGAAGGGTTTTTTATTTATTGGTTAAGGGAAAGAAACTTTTACGATATAAATAAATTTTATATGTCATCTAAATTTTTTGATGCAAAATTAGGTGTGTATGTTGTAATGACTAATACGCCACAACCATTAATAACCCCAAATAAGTTTAATTTTTTACCCCAAGACTATTTTTATTACAAAGTAAACTTAGATTATAATAACAAGACATATGAAGTGTCATCTACCTCAACAACATTAAGAGTTGGTGAGGCATCGACACCAATAAAATGGTATGAATACGTAAACCCATAATGGAAGAACAAAAATATTACTTTAAAATATCTCCTGAAAACATTTACGGGGATCTTAGATTGGTTCAGTACACCGGTGGTACCGATGTATATGATACTACAGATCCTTGTTGCCCTATATTAACGGGGGAAACAAGTGTAACTGGTGTTGATAACATTGGAGTTTATACAGGTATGACTTATGTGTTGTCGGGTGGTACAAACGGTGATTCACTTTTAACGGGATTAACTATATCATTATTATTTACTGAAACCGCAGTTGATATGGGGTATTATTCGGTTTTTGATGGTGCGGTTTTACAAAAAGATGTTATTAATAATTTCTTGTTTTCTGGAACAACAGGTAGTCCTTATACGTATTCTTTTTATAATACTTCGGACACCGAATTTATAAAATTCTTATCGTTAGTAACTTATGTTATTGATTGGGGTGATGGTTCACCACTAGCAACGATTACAAATACTTTACCAATTTCACATAACTACCCAACTTCAAATAGTGAATATACTGTAACTATGACGGCTAATTCACCATGGGGGATTTCAAAAATAACAAAAACAATTACCACACCATTTGATAATGTGACCATCTCAAACCCTAATGGTACTGCAACATTTACACCGGCTGGTGGTAATTGGACAGGAACATCATTCAATTATGATTACATTTTTAGTGGAGATTCAAATACAGACATAAATGATTTCTTCAGTTACAATTATACAACCATACCATTTTTAATATCGGGATATACGGAATCAACTATAAATGATTTAGCTCAATATGGACCAAAGGATAATCTTTATGGTGGTAAATTTAAGTTAGGTATTCAAATAACTGGAACTACAGGTAGTGTTGGTACTGTATGGGGGCCTGATCCAAATGGATTATATACCGCATATACAATAAATCAAATTGATTATTTTGATTATGAAGATTTTACACTTTTTATGGTGTATTCATCGGGATTTACTCAAAATGATTTAATAATGACTGGATTAACTAAAAACGAAGCATTAATAAATGTTATTGATCAACCTGAAGTTCAAAGTAATGTTTTTATTGAAAGAGGTAAAAACTCTGCCTTAGAATATATTGAAAGGATAGGTGAGGTTGATAATGTTGGGGACTTAGAAAAATACGGGTATGGATTTTTTAATGTTAAAAAAGACCTTAGTTAAGTATTTATTAGGTAAGGAAAAATAAACTAAATATAAATTAAATTCTTGTGGCTACAGGTAATTACGGAACAATAAGAAGTGCGGACGTTAGTCCTGATGACGTAGAGATCATCTTGAATTATACGCCATCAAGGGATGAAACAGATAACTTTGTTTTAACTAAATTAGATGCAAAATCTATTTTAAGACCATATTTTCACAATGCAACAACTGGTGGTAATTCAGGTGTTGAAATTTTAGGTGGTTTATATAACTTAAAATTACCAGCTGATCAATTTAATAAATTGGGTATATATACATTGTATATTAGACCGGCAGAAATTAGAACTAAAATAACGGATTGTGGTGTTCTATCTTCATTACCTAATGTTAAAGGTATTGTTATTGACTTAAATAATGTTCCATCACAATATAGAAATAAATTTGTTAATCAAGGTTTAATTGGTTTTAGAGTTGAATACTTAAATTCTGATGGAACTAAAATTCCTAATTTTTTTAGAATTATAACTTCATCATTTTATTGTGAACCTGTTATACAAAATTTAACAAATACATCACAAAAGGCTATTAGATATAGATATGTGGAAAGTACATCAAACTTACTTTTCTGTACACTTTCACCATCATCTTCTCCAACTAATAAACCAAGTGCCACACCATTTATTGGACAACCTGATCAGAATATTATTATAACTAATACATTTTTTAATCCTATAACTACAGAAGTTGAAATCGTAGAACACGATATATCAACATTGGCAATTGCCCTTTATGGTAATCAAACCAAATCTATTGATGATGGTATTTACACAATCTATGATAGCGCTAATAACATTTACAAACAATACAACTTATTTGAGGTACGTGATCAGTTTAATGAATTATTATATGAGGTTAGACAAGATAGAAATAACAATATTGATTTTAGTAAAAGTTTTAACAACATAGTATAAAATGGCGGTAAAAAAATATACGTGTCCACCTCAGTCTCCAAGCGGTCAAGGGACATTTTCTGACAACTTAGTTGGTTTACAACTTGTTGATGGGGGAGGGTTTACACAAGCAAATTTTGAATTTACCACATCAATTACCGAAAAACAAAATAGAAACTTTTCAATAGGGTCATTTTCAGAACCTATATCTTTAGATACGTTAAATATTGAAAGTGTTACCGAATCAAGAGTAATACAAGCGAATAACTTTAAAGTTTATCCTAATTTTGATTTATCTCAAGTTACTAACTTTACATTATATGGTTCTTTAGTTAAAAGAATCTCTACTTCTATTTTACATATTATTAATTTCTTTCCTGGTGCATTAGAAATTACATCAGTTTTACCAAATTATAGTACAAGTGAAACTGCTACAAACATTCTATATGATTCGGTTGAGGATGAAACAACATTTGATGTCTATATAAGTTCTTTAAGAAACCCATTTGATATTGATTATAGTTCAAATGCCAATAGAAACTTTGAACTACTTGAAATTGAAGTCTCACCTTTAAGAAATTTTACGGTAAATTACCCAAAATATTCATTGTTTATAAATGGAGGTGAATATCCTTTTATATTCTATAGTCCTTCTAATAATACATCCACTACATTAAGTTTTGTTGTTAAAGGTAACCCATTCTCAGGTAATTCTATATCTTATGATTCGTTAGTTATTAGACCTAATGACATATACGTCAATAAAACATTCAATGAGGCAATGGATGAGGTTGAACAATTTTTGTTAAACAGGTCTATTACTCCGATATATACATCAACATTTACAGTTCCAAAAGAAAATGAAGATGGAACAATTTATTTAACAACCCAAGCAATCACATTTCCTAAAAATGGTCAATGGAATTTAGATATATCATCATCAGCGTTTGATAACTATCTTACTACTTTAAATGAATTTGCAGCTAACTTAGATTTATATCGTACTAATTTAATATCACGTTTTTTAACAACAGGAGCTATTAAAGAATTTGATACTCCTGATCAAAAAATAGAGAAAGTATTACAGATATATGGTAGAAGTTTTGATGAAACAAAAAAGTTTATATCGGCATTATCAAACATGAATAATGTTAATTACAATATCAAAAATGATATACCGTCTCAGTTGTTAAAAAATTTAGCGATGACATTAGGGTGGGATCCAAATATCTCACCAATTACAAATGATCAATTGTTAGATTCTGTATTTAGCCCTGGAAGTAATAATTTTAGTGGTTTGTCGGTTGGTATGACACCTGAGGAACTTAACTACCAATATTATAGAAACTTAGTTTTAAATTCGGCATACCTTTTTAAATCTAAAGGTACAAGAAAATCTATTGAAATATTATTAAGATTAATTGGAGCTCCAGAAGCTTTAATTGAATTTAATGAATATATCTACATTGCGGATCAAAAAATAAATATTGAGGAGTTTAATGGTCAATACGCTCAATTATCAGGGGGAACATATACTCAACAATTACCTGTTTTAGATACAACGGATATATACTCAATACATGGGCAACAATTTACAGGATTTACAACAACAAGTATTATAAGTGATGTAAATGTTTACCCTGAAGATTACCCAATAGATGAGTTTGGTTATCCAATGATGCCAACAACAAGTGATTCCTACTACTTCCAAATTGGAGGAGGTTGGTTTGAATCCACACCACAACATAGGATGCCGGAACAAGTAGATACTACGAATAGTGTTTTTACAGGTGCTAACCCTAATTACCAAACGACATTATTACCATTTAACTATGGTGAAGAATATCTACAAAGATATAGAACTTTCCCTTATATGAATTTGGGTTATAAATTACGTAGAATAGTTGATAATAAGAAAAGTTGGACAGATACTCAAACTGGTTTAAGAACTAATTTTGATGGAAACTTCAACGCATATTATCCTGTTAATAGTGATAAATTAGTTATAAATGTTAAGAATGTTGACATATTTATGAATCCGGCTCAAGGGTTGGTTTATGATGTGTGGACTATGTCAAGACAATATAATTACCCAATACCTAATCAAGGGTTAAACTATGTTGAACCAACACGTTGTAATCCAACACCAAATACTCCATACCCGCAAAGGGGTGGAATTGATTGGACGGTAATCAGCCCAAAACCAAAAGAAAAAACATTTTTTGAATTTGCTCAAACTTTTTGGCATAATACAATTAATGTTAGAAATAGACAATTTATTACCGATGGTAAGACAGGTGGGTACCCAACCCTTCAATCTATCTATTGGAAATACTTAGAATCAGGTCAGGCAATTAATGTCCCTAACGATAATTTTACATATCAAACAATGATTGATTATGTTAATGGTTTGGGTACTTATTGGATAAAATTAATTGAACAAATGGTTCCTGCAACCACAATATGGAATACAGGTACCAAATTAGAAAACTCAATTTTCCATAGACAAAAGTTTGTATGGAGAAGACAAATGGGTTGTCAACTTGTTCTTGTTCCATGTAAACCTTGTTATGCTATCGGACAATTAATACCTGTTGATTGCCCAAGACAAGCTATTGAATGTCCTATTTATCCTTGGGGATCTAGTCCAAATGTTAATTCATTTGGGGTTGTTTTAGGGGATGTTTTAACAACATATTTAAATGATAATGGTTATGATTTAAATAATGATTGTTTAATTAATAGTATAGCATCTGAATGGTATGTTGATGTAAGATTAAATGGTATTCAAATTGTGGATTACAAGTTCTTTGATGGTAATGGATATGCCGTTAGTGGAACAAGTTTCCCAACTCAAGTGAATTGGTTAAACGCCCTTTATGATTCACTACCACAAATGATTAATGAAGGTTTATCATATAATATTGATGAAACAACAAATATTGTTACTATATATAATAATACTTGTAATACTTGTGAATTATTTAGTAACCAAAGTAATTTGGAATTAAATGTCGGGATAAATTTTCAAATAATATGTAATCAATAATGGGTATTATAAATATAAATCAATTTAATATAACAGGAGATTGTACAAATCAAGGGTTAGGTGTTGTAACTTTTACTGTAACTGGTGATAGTCCTGATTGGTTAGTTATTGAAAGTCCTACCGCTAACCTTAATTTACCCACATCTGCATTAACAACAACAATAATTGATGTAGGGCCACCAATAATATATAATAATGTCTATTATTATTCAGGTTTAAGTGCGGGTAGTTATTTTTTACAAGTATATGACTCAACATATAGTAATTATGAGGTTGTAAATTTTAATATATCACCAGGAACCTGCGTATCAATTGAAACTACAAACACTACTTGTGGTTTTGATAACGGAGGCATAACCGCAACAACAGAATATTATTATGGTGGTGGTATGGGATCTACTTTTGCTTTATATGATATTGATAATAATTTTATTTCAAGTGGAAGTTCAACAAATACTGAATATGTTTTTCCTCCTGTTTCTGCTGGAACTTATTATGTTGTTGCGGATGATGGGGGTGGTTGTACAGGTAAATCCGCGTCTTGTATTGTAACAAACTCAATACCTTTTGATTATGGTTATTATGTTGTAAATGATGGAAGTTGTATAAATAATGATGGTAGTGGTAAAATATTTTTAACAGGTTTATCTGATCCAAGTTTATACACAGTTAATTGGTTAACAAGTGTTAATGGACAAACTGGGACAACGGTAACAGGTTTAACTGCAGGTTTATATAACGTACAAGTCACAAATAATGATGGTTGCACTCTAAGTAAAATAATAACTGTTACTGGTGTAGACCCATTGGGTATTGGTGGTTTTATGACATATCCACCAAGTTGTTTCACTAATGATGGTGAAATAAACATAATTGTAACAGGTGGAACCGCGCCATATTATATTGGATGTTCTAATGGTGATAGCGCAATAATATTTAATAATGAGTATACTTTTACAGGTTTATTTTCGGGGACATACAATTTTAACATAATAGATGCCGGAGTATGTACTGTATCGGGAACAACGTCTATCAACACGGCTAATAGTTTTCAAGTATTAAGTATTGATACAACAAATTCAATTTGTAATAATAATTCGGGATCGGTAAATATTACTTTAATTGGGTCAGGATATTACACATACACTTTAACAGATTCATTAAATGATACAACAACTTTTGGACCTACTAATAATATAGTACAAAATTTTGATACATTATCTTCAGGTGATTATGATTTGGTAATAACTGATGGTGTATGTACATATGAAACTACAATTACAATTGATAATACTGAACTATTTACAATTTCGGCTATTACTCAAAATACTACTTGTGGGTTAAGTAATGGGTCAATACAATTATTAGCAAGTAGTGGTGGGACATTACCTTATAGTTATCAGATTACAGGATTTCCACCATCCCCAATGTCAACATTTAATAATCTATCTCCTGGAAATTATACTGCCACAGTTACAGATCTTGCAGGTTGTAGTCAGACATTAGATTTATATATTAACGATTCATATGGTGTATTATTTGACTTAGTTGTGACTCAACCAACATGCGGAAATAATGGTGAAATATCAACCTTAATATATGAGGGCAACCCAACATTTACCTATAATTGGAGTCCAAATGTTAATGGTCAAACTGGAACAACTGTAACATCATTAAGTGGTGGAACATATAGTTTGGAAATAATTGATTCAAGTGGATGTACAAGTACTGAAACCGTTGTTTTAAATGGGACTAATGTACAAGTAAGTTATCAAACATATAATATATGTAATGATAATTTCCAAAATACAGGAATACTTGGTAAAAGAAGTATACAACAAATGTTCGCTGAAGGTTTTAGTGATTTAACATATGATGATACTGGATGTATTATTGTTAGTGCAAATTTTATTGCCGACATTACTGTTGATGGAGAAAATACTCAACAATCATTCTACGTTTCTTCAGGGTTAACTGATTATCCATCTGACTATGAGTGGGGTCAAGCAATTACTGAAACTTTAGAAAGTTATAGTGGTATAAGTAAAGTTGAAATTAATTACTCACTTAATCAAATTAAAATATATAATAAATGTGTTGAAATAGATGGGTGTTTACCTGAAACCATTTATTATCTATCTGATGCAAATATTGTGATCAATTTAAAATTGGAATATAATATTTCTTGTTATCAATGTATTGTAACACCAACGCCAACGCCAACACAAACTGCAACACAAACATTAACGCCAACACAAACTCCAACACAAACGGTAACACAAACATTAACGCC